GCGGTCGGCCTCGATCAGCTGCAGCCGGAGCTTGTAAGGGACGCGGTCGCTGTTGCCATCCATCGGCAATAGGCAAATCACGTCGCCGCTTTCGAGCGCGGAGCGGAACCCAAGGTTCTGCAGCCCGTAAAAATTCTGGGTGCGCGTGACATCACACTCGGTGGACTCCGCAAACAAACGGAACTCGCGTTCCGTTTTTGACATCCAGGCGGAGGCCTCGTCCTCGTCCATGCCCAGCGTCTCCGATTCAATCGCGCTCTGCAGCTGCAGGCCGGTGCCGATGACGTTCTGGCAGACAGTGCCGATTGCGCCGGTCGCGAGTGGAGCGTTCCGAATCAGATCACGGGAGCGGTCCCTCAAAAGGGGAAGATCGAAGATGACATCGGAGTCGGCGCTGTTAACGCGGAGCCGCCACTGCTGCGTCTGTCGACGGTTCGTCCGCGCGCTGGTATAGCCTCCGGGATAACTCCCGCCCTGGCCGCCGAACCAACCGCCGCCCATGAACCCACCTAGCCCATTCCATCCACCCATCGCGAGCATCGCCTTCGACTTCATGCGCTGCACGCCGCGCTCGGGTGAGATGGTCGAGATAATTCTGTCGAGCAGGTTGGGCCGGATCTGCTCGCGGATCGAGGCGAGAGCGGAGCCTGCGGTGAGCCGTGGAACCTCGCGGAAATTCATGCTGGGCTGGGCGCTCACGACAGTGGCACCCCGCCGCGAATGCGAATGCCGCCGCGCGCCGCGCGCGCCCGCAACACCTGAATCCGTTTATCCAGGTACTCGAGTGTGGCCTGGATCTCTTTCTGGTTTGCGCGAGTGAGAGAACGACCACCGATGGAGTATGCCTGCCCTGTCGAAACTTTTATCTCGGCGTCGCTCCAGATTTCGTAGCGACGTAAAGCTTCAGTGAGAGAGTCTGTGTATGGGGGCATCCGCCCCCGAGGATTGCACGGTTTACAAATTCCTGAACAGACCCAATTACAATTTGGGGGGCTACTTATTGCACTCCACGGCTGCGAAATTTGCGCTTGCGGTCGGGAGCGAGCGAGGTCAGAGATTGCTTCGTGCGGTTGATCGCCTGAGCCAGGAAACCCAGGTCGCGGTAGGTGACGGGATCGCAGACGTTCTGTAAACAGAACAGCGCGGCGTAGCAGTAAACAGTGAGGTCCAGGGCCTCGTTCCGGTTGTAGGTCTTCACATACACGGCCTTGCGGGTGCGGGTTCGCTTGTCGCGCACGGTGATCTTCTTCTCGCCCACCAGCTGGTTAAAGAACTCCTCGGTGACGCGCTCGTGGAAGTGAATGAAGCCCGGACCAGGCTGCGGGATCTTCAATCGGGAAAAGATGCGGTCCTTCGCCGCATAGGTCGCGATAGTGAATAGACGCACGCCGTGTCTCTTCGCCGTGGCCTCAGCGACCAGGCCAGGCTTCGAAAGGTAATCGACGCCTTTGCTTGCGAACACGCGGCGGCGCGCGCCCTGGCGCGGTTGCACGAAGTCATAGACCGAATCAGCCTGCGCGCCGGAGTCGACGAAGGTGATCGCGGGCGTGAGCATTGCGCCACTCTGGTGCGCGCGCGGTTCCAGCAGAAAATCGTCGGCCTGGTCCCAGGTGGTCTCGAGTCCCGGATCGTCCCAGATGATGCGGTGCTCGATCACCCACGCCTCTTCGCCAGCGCCGAACCCCATCAGTAAGCACTCCAGCCGGTTCGCTTGCACGTCGATGGCGCCTACCAGGACCGCGCAATTCGTGGGCACCACGGTATAGGTTTCCTGGCGCTTCATGAGCGCGTTGGCGTTGAAGGTATCGCCCTGCTCCTCCCATGTTTCACCCAGGCGCAGATTGATAAAGGCTTTGAGCTTCTCCTGATTTTCCTGCGCCTCGGTCCACTCGGTCGCCAGTTCGCCCCAAACGTCGTTGCGCCAGGCGGAGTAGAGCGCATTGATGTAGAAGCCCACGATGCTGCGGCGTTCCGGAAACCGCGCAACCCATTTCCCACCGGCCAGCATGCTGCGCTTGTAGCGCTCCTCGATTCCCTTCCGACAGCCGCGGCATAGGAAGCGAACGGTTTCCAGAACAGGCTCGCCATCCGCGTCCTTCTCCCAGATCAGCAGGTACTCGCCGGTGTCCGGATCGCGCCAGAGCAACGGCTGCATGTGCCCGCAGAACGGACAAGGCACGTGGAACATCTGCTGGTTGCTGCGGTCGTAATCGCGGTCGACGCGACTGAGGCCCTTGGGTTTCGCGGGAGTGGAGCCTTTAAAAATCTTGGCATCGGGATAGGTGTCGCAGCGCCGGATGGCAATTTCAATCGGGTCTCCTTCTCCGTCGACGTCTTCCGGATACGCGTCCATCTCGTCGAGCAGGAGCACAGCGATGGGATCGCCGCGGATTCCCTTCCCGGATTGCGCGCCGGTGAGCTTGAGGAACCCGCCGTCAAACTCTTTCAGCAGCTGCGTGTTGCCGCCCTTGCGTGAGACGTTCTCGCGCACCTTGGCGCGGAGCGCCGGGCACGCCTCAATCATGGGAGCGATGCGTTTCCTCGAGTAGCCCTTGGCGTCGCCTTCTGCTGGCTGCACCATCAGCATGGCGCGGGGATCGTGGTCGATGAAGTACCCAATGATGTTATTCAGAACACCGTCCGACCAGCCAATCTGGGTGCTCTTTCTGCAGATCACTTCGCGGACCTCGGGATCGAGGAGCGCGTCCATCATGGCGTCTTGGTAGGGTTCGGAAACCCAGCGACCAGGCCGGTTGCTGGTGCCTTTCGGAAGGATGCGATTCTCAGCGGCCCACTGGCTTATCTTCAGGAACGCCGGAGCCTTGAAGTACTCGCTTATTTTTAGGTCCGACTCCCACAGCGCCCGCTGTTGCTGCGGAAGCAGAATTCCGGTCGCCATTTCCCTCCTTGCTCAGGATCATCAGCATGTCGCGGCACTCGCGCTCAATTGCCTCTTGAACGCCGCGCCGGTCAAGCCCCACCAGCATGCCTGAGAGCCGTGACGGGAGCGCCAGCACGCGCTGGCGGATGGTGATCGCCCAGCCGATCAGCAACTTCTCGTAAACCGAAATCGGGATGATCTTCCCGCTCCGCTCCAGCAGATCCAGTTCGCTGAGGTCGGCCTGGGCCTTCAGGAGCCGGTGCCGCTCCACACGAAGATTAACGCCGCTGTTCCGTTCTTCCTCGGTGATTCCGCTGCGGTGCATCTGCGCGTGCAGGTACCGAACATACCACGCGAGACACCGGCCCACGTCGTACTGGCCGCGCGCTTCGTGGGGCATTCCCTTTGCGACCAGACCAGCGATTGACTTGGGCTGCACATCCATCACCCGCGCGAGGTCCTCGTAGGAAACCAGTTGCGGCATGCGTCACGACACCTCTCCGTGCTTGCAAAGCAGAACATCTCCGAGAACAAGCGACGCGGCCACGTCGGGCCTCGCGAGGTCGATCCCGCCGTCCATGTAGAACGCCGTCGCAATCATGTTGACGGGCAGGCCCAGCGCGATGCCGTCTTCGTTGCAGACCATCATCTCGAACTCACCCTCGTAGCCCGCGATGCTTCCGTGGATCTTCAGCACTTCGATGTGGCCGCCCACGAAGGTCTGCAATTCCTTGAGAGTGAACTCGCTGCCGTCGTGGGGCAGCGTGACTGCGATTGTGCCATCCGACTTCACTAGCAGAGCCATGACTGAAGTTACTCCTTCGACTGTTTTCGGTTCCCCCTCTCAACTTAAAGCGTCATCGTCCAAAAAGTCGTCGTCGTCCAAGAAGTCTGGGGGGTGTGCGGCCAAATGCGGGCAGTCCTTGGGCTGAGGCAATCCACCAGTGTCATCGCCGTCGCAAAAGCACGTCTGACCGCACTCATCGCAATCATGTGCCATTGGCCTTCTTCGGCTCTTTGATCTCCATCGAGATATCGACGCTGATGTTGGTCGTGACCGTCACCTCGAACCCGTGCGCCTCCAGAGCGCGCTTGATTTTCAGAACGCGGTCGGATGCCATCGCGACGTCGTACATGTTGAACGGATCAATCGGAGGCGGCGCGTCCGGATCGGGCGGTACCGGCTTCGGAGTGGGAGGTTTCAAAACGAGTCTCTTGCTCATGAGAAAAACACCTGTGGCCGCTGGTCGAAAATTGCGGCCCAAGCCATCGCGACGAAGTCAGCGCACTCGCGCAACTTGCCTGCGCCACGAGCCGCACGCAGGGCGGGATTCAGGCTCTGGGCGCGGTCCATCAGCGCTTTCCACTCCTTGCCGTCGATGAGGCTGGCACAGTCGCCACACGCTACCCACTCCCCGGTGTCGACCCAATTGATGGGCACGGTGACCAGCGTGACCTGGAGAGCGGCGAAATAGCTGCGCTTGCCGGGTCCGGTCGGGCTGCTGCAGAAATCGCAAGCGCCGAGTTTCATGCGGCCTCCTGGGGGAGCAGCGGCGTGACATCGGCGAGCGATTTCTGACAATCTCGCACGGCTTCAGGCCCTTCGGCTGCAGCTACTTCCATCAGCAACGGCAACCCGCCCTCAATCGAGGCCAGGACCTCGGCGCGCGTTGCCGGTCGGCCCTCGCAATACCAGAACACTTCCTCGGGATCGCCCACTTGGACCAAGTACCCGCCGTCTTCTCCCGCTGCTGTCGGGGCCGGTACGACGCGGTAGCTGCGCGAAATCCAGACCAGGGCGACGCCTGGGTTTCGAGTGAGGATCCTCCCGTCAGGCTGGACCACCAGGGGGGAGAGGTCGTTCTCGCGGCGCACCACCTTGGGCTTGGTCAGGAACGGACAGCCCATCGCGGAGAACGTCGCGCAAGCCCAGTGCGAGGGCGGCTCGGAAGAGATGCGGTTGATCGCGCACATTGGGCCGATGACGAACGCCATGTTGCGGCCCAGCGGCTCACCGCACACCCAGCAGAGTTTTTCCTTGATCGCAATGACGCGCTTGCGGCTGTCCACCACGCGGAAGTCTGGATGGTCCACCTTAGGATTGGGTCGGGCCTCGCATGGTGAGCCGTCCGGATGAAACCACTGTACAAACCACGGGACGGGAAATCCGCGCTCGTCGACGGGGAGCTTCTGCATGCGGACGGGCACCGCGGGAAGATTGGGATGGAGAGTGGTCATGCGGCCCTCCCCGTCCCGGCTGTGCGGACGATTCTCTGTGCTCTTTCGACGCACCACGGGCAGAAAATCTCGACGACCTTCTTGCCCTTATCGACAGTGGTCCATCCCAGGACTTTAGCGACGGCGTCCATTTTGCCGCCACCATTCTCGTGATTGGTAATCTCGATCCTCGAGCCACAGCCGTCGCATTGTTTAGTCTCGGTGTAGAAAGTGGCCTCACTCATTTGCGTTTTGCCTTTCTGCCGGTGTGTTGTTCCCAGCGCTTCACGATGACGTCACAAAACTTTTCCTCGATCTCGATCAGCCGACTCTGCCGGCCTGATTTCTCGGCTGCCATCAGAG